GCTGAGATCCAGCTAGAGCGTGAGAAGGCTGCGGCACAGTTAGACTTACAAGCTGCAAAGTTTCAAGCAGAAACACAGCTAAAGACGGCTGAAATGGTAGCTAAAGGGATGCAATGAACAAAGCAGAAAGAGCTAACAATTATTTGATGGATGAGTTCTTTATGGAGCTGGTAAACGCTCAGAAGGACTTGTACAAGTCGTATATTTTTGGATCAGCAGAAGAAGATGTAGAAGGCAGAGAACGGGCCTTAGTAAAGCTGAGAGCAATCGAAGAATTTGAAGCGTCATTACAATCACTCGTGCAGCAAAGCGAAATTGATAAGAGGCGCATACGGTTTTTTTAACTACCTAAAAGGTAAACAACATGAGCGACAACACCAACCCATCAGGGAGTGTAGATACATCTGTAAACGGTGCGGCTAACGCATTTATGTCTATTCTTGAGCCACGAAACGAGGAAGCGCAAGCTGACCCAGAAGTTCGTGCAAGCGATGATTCTGCTGAATATGCAGAAGAAGGCGAGTTCGAGCAATCGGATTTAAATGCGGAAGAAACTGAGTCTTATGAAGAAGAAGTAGAGGAATCTCCCAAATACCGAGTGAAAGCTAACGGTGAGGAACTGGAGGTAAGCCTTGATGAGCTTCTGAATGGATACAGTCGAACTGCTGATTATCAGAAAAAGACTCAATCTTTAGCGGAACAGCGTAAGGCCGTAGAAGCCGAGCGCAGTAAGATTGAGGAAACAGCCAGAGTGCGTGATACCTATGCACAACGACTCCAAGTTATTGAGCAGTTGCTACAACAGCAGTCGGGAACTGAGAACCTAGCGGAACTCAGGGAAAATGACCCAATTGCGTATGCACTAGCCATAGCAGATCGTAGTGAGAAGGAGAAGCAACTCAGCGCTATCCAAGCTGAACGCCAGCGAGTAATGCAAGAACAGGCACAACAACAGTCCCAAGTATTGCAATCGCACATTCAGCAAGAGCAACAGAAGCTAGTAGAGATGATTCCTGAGTTTAAGGATGAAGCCAAAGCCGAAGTAATCCGTAGGGATATTCGGTCTTATGCCAAATCCATTGGATTCTCGGATCAAGAACTAAGCCAAGTTTACGATAGCCGTGCTGTGTCAGCGCTCTACAAGTCGATGATGTATGACAAGCTAGTGGCAGGAAAGCCAGGCGCACATAAGAAAGTGCAGTCAGCACCAAAGACATTGAAACCAGGAACATCTAACCCTAAGAGTTCCGAGCAAGAAGCACAAAAGAAAGACTTTGAGCGTTTGCGTAGTACCGGCAATAAGAAAGACGCTGCAAGGTTATTTGAACGATTTTTATAATTTAAGGAAGTAAATCATGACTATTTTTAATCGCTATGACGCCGTTGGCGCTCGTGAAGATTTATCCGATGTTATCTATAACATCTCCCCAACCGATACCCCAATCATGTCATCTATTGGCAAGAGCAAGGCTACTGGTACTTACCATGAGTGGCAGACTGACGCACTCGCAGCAGCAACTACTGGCAACGCATTAGTAGAAGGTGCTAACGCAACTTCAGCTACTCTTAGCCCAACAAGCCGTATTGGTAACCAAACACAAATCGTTGGTAAAACCATTCAGGTTTCGGGTACTTTGGAAGCTGTAGACAAAGCTGGTCGTAAGTCTGAAAAGGCTTATCAGTTGGCTAAGGCTTCTGCTGAAATCAAGCGTGACATTGAGGCAATCATTACTGCCAACCAAGGTCAAGCTGCTGGTTCAAGCAACTCTACTGCTCGTGTTATGGGTTCGCTCTTGTCTTACATCAAGACAAACACGAACAAAGGCGCTGGCACGACTGCTGGTGGAGATCCAACCACAATTGGTGTTTCTACCCGTACTGACGGCACAACCCGTACTTTCACAGAAACCATGTTGAAAGATGTTGTTTCCAAGGTATTTACCTCTGGCGGCACACCTTCAGCTTTGTTTGTTAGCCCTGCTCTCAAGCAAGTAGTTTCAGGCTTTACTGGTTTGGCAGCACAGCGTTATCAAGTGCCTACCAACGGTCAAGCAACCATCCTAGCTGGCGCTGATTTGTATCAGTCCGACTTTGGTGTATTGCAGATCGTTCCTAACCGTTTCATGCGTACTCGTGATGCTCTCGTACTCGATCCTGAGTATGCAGCATTGGCTTACCTGCGCCCATTCCAAACGAATGAGCTTGCAAAGGTTGGCGATAGTGACCGTACCCAGATTCTTGCCGAACTGACTTTAGAAGTTCGCAACGAAGCTGCACACGGTGGTATTTTCGATCTGTCTTGATAGATCGGTAATTTGTAAGTAGAATGGGGGGTGGGTAACTGCCCCTCATTTTATGATTACATACATTCAAGGTGGTCTTGGCAATCAGATGTTCCAGTATGCTGCTGGGCTGGCTGTATCCAAACGACTACAAGAGCCGTTGTTTCTAAACAACAGTTTCTACGAAATAAACAAGAATAGGCAATACGAACTAGGGGTTTTCCCTATATCCGCTACTGTTACAAATGAACAGGGAAAGCTGATAGAGGAAAAAGGCTTTAGGCATCAAGAAATAACCGAGTCAGGAATGATGGTAGGTTATTGGCAGTCTGAGAAGTATTTTGAGGACATAGCCGACCAAGTAAGAAAAGAGTTTGCCCTACCAAAATCGTCTTTTGACGATGACATGGTAGCGGTAACGGTAAGGCGTGGTGATTACCTGCTTTTGCCGGAAGTATTCCATAATTTAGGCAACGAGTATTACCTAGAGGCTTTAGAGGTATTCCCAGATCATACGGTAGTCGTATTCTCGGATGACCCAGCCTGGTGTATAGATAACCTAGAGTGGGCAGATTATGTAATGCCATGCAATACAGCAATAACCGATTTATCTCTACTTTCCTCCTTTAAAAACCATATAATAGCTAATAGCTCTTTTGGTTGGTGGGGAGCTTGGCTTGCCAATGGTAATACTGTAGTTAGTCCTAGAAATTGGTTTACCAATGGTTTAGATACTACCGACCTAATACCTGATAGGTGGATTAGGATTTGAAAAAGATAATTGATGTAGAAAATGGCGTTACTCGCATAGCTCACGATGACGGTGAAGGCGGCTTGATTATTCAGTCCGTAACCGACATGAGCGACTTTGTAGAATATACAAAGACCAAGTATGCAGAGAACAGTACAGGCAAAGGCTGGGGCGATAATCCCATAGATGCTAGAAACCATATTGCTACATTGCCTACCGAGATCATTAACGATCTGAATACAAAAGGCTTGATGCGTGGCTATCACATCATTGACCCTAAAGGTTTAAAGAAGTGGTTAAATGACCCAGAGAACAGAGTATTTCGTACTCGTGGGGGCATCGTATGAGAATAGCTATATGTATTCCTGCTAGAGGGCAGATGGAAGTTGCAACAGCGTTTGACCTAGCCGCAATGGTTGGCTACATGGTTAAAACCACTAAGCACGATATAGATATTTATACGGCTGCTGGCACATTGATATTTGACCAGCGCAATCAGTTGGTTAGAACATCTTTAGCGGCTAAGTGCGACTACATCTTATTTATAGATGCAGATATGCGATTCCCTAAAGATACGATTATGCACTTACTAAAGCATAATAAAGACATTATTGGAGTAAACGCTACCACTAGGTCAGAGCCAGTCATGCCTACAGCTAAAAACTTAACCATTGAAAAAGATGGTAGCTGTACTTGGATGCCAATCTACTCTAACAAGTTTAAAGGCATAAGCAAGGCCGATGGTATAGGCTGCGGTGTAATGATGATTAAAGCAAGTGTATTTAAAAAGCTAGAAGAACCGTATTTTTACTTTGAGCAGTTGCCTAACAATAAACTGTTAGGTGAAGATATTTACTTTTGTATAAAAGCAAAAGACGCAGGCATTGATACTTGGGTAGACCATGACTTATCTATGGGGATAAAGCACATAGGTCAATATAGTTATAGCTGGGAAAACATAGAGAAAACATAATGGGTTATACAAACTATACGGATTTGCAAGCCTCGGTAGCAGGGTATTTGGGCCGTAGCGACTTGTCGGCACAGATTCCTGACTTCATTCGCTTTGCAGAGATTCGCCTTGCAAGAGAGTTGCGTACTCGTTTAATGCTAAAGTCGGCCACAGCGCCAACAGTAGCGGCAGATGCACGAGTAGCTTTGCCTACCGACTTCTTAGAGATTCGTGACTTATTCGTGCAGGGAAACCCTCGGATGCCAGTAACCTATCTGTCACCTAGCGCCTTCACAAGAGATGCTAGGGCAGATGAGTCTGGCTTGCCTGTGTTTTATACCGTACTAGCCTCAGAGTTTCAGTTTGCCCCAATCCCTGACACAGTTTATACATTAGAGATTTTGTACTACGCAAGACCAACCGTTTTGTCAGGATCAAACCCTTCTAATGTATTCCTTGCAAACTATCCTGATGCCTTACTTTATGGCGCATTGATAGAAGCAGAGCCTTACTTAATTAACGATGCTAGGTCGCAAACATGGGCAACCCTGTACGACAGAGCAGTTAAGAACATTTCCGATGCAGACCAAGGTGGCGAGTATTCGGGTATTCCCTTACAAATGAAACTTACCTCACGATAGGACTATCATGGCTGAAATTTCCAACTACCTTGAAAATGCGCTGATTAACGGCACTTTACGAGCTACTAATTTTACTGCTCCAGCAGCCGTATATGTCAGCTTGCATACTGCTGATCCTACTGATGCTGGCACAGGCACAGAAGTTAGTGGCGGCTCGTATATTCGCCAAGCAGCTACTTTTGCTGCCCCATCTAACGGTGCAAGCGCAACAAGCGCTGATGTTACTTTCCCACAAGCCACAGGCAACTGGGGTACGATTGGTTGGATTGGTATTTGGGATGCACAGACAACTGGCAACCTTTTGTACCATACCGCCTTGGATGCGTCTAAAGCAATTGATACAGGCGATATTTTTAAGATTGCATCAGGCAGCCTGACCGTCACTTTGGCGTAATGAGCAATGCCAGCCGATTATTGTGGCCCGTTCACAATAGATGACATTGATCTCTTTGGAACGCTGGAGCAGATAAATGTTAGCTTTGATGACCCAATTTGGAACTCAGCAGATACCTGTATCCGTTACGCTGATGGCGCTGTTGCTGGAACTGGTAATGTAAACGCTAACGCTTTTGCAATACGAAACGCAGAAGGCGCAATAACCGGAACAGGTACAGTAGTTGCAGATAGCATTAGGACTCGGACAAGCTCTGGCGCAATAAACGGAGCAGCAACAGTAGTGGCTGATGGTTTTGCTATTCGCAGCGCCAACGGCAGTATTACAGGTAGCGCTACAGTAGCGGCTAATGGTACAAGAGTACGAGTAGGAACAGGGTCAATTACAGGCTTTGGTACAGTAAATGCTAATGGCTTTGCTATACGAGGTGGAGTTGCAAGCGTAACAGGCTCGGCAGAAGTAACGGCAGCCTGTCAGCGCATAAGACTGTTTGAAGGCGCTATAACAGGCACAGGAACGGTTGTTGCAGATGCGATAAGGCTACGCCTTGGCTCAGGTCAAATAAACGGCACAGCAACGGTTACAGCCCTTGGTGGGGTGCAATATAGCGGAGAAGCTAGTGTAAACGGTATAGCTACAGTAAATGCTAATGCGATTGCGGTATTTTCTGCGATTGGCTCTGTAAACGGTAACGCTACAGTAGTTTGCTTAGGTCGCATTTTAGGTGATGAGTGGACTGATGAAACAGCCGGATCTGAAAGCTGGACACCAGAAACACCTTCCGCAGATGTATGGGTTGATGCTAGTGCCGACTCAACAAGCTGGAATGATGTACCTGCAAATAATCCAAGCTGGACAGATAAATCTATTGGGAATCAGACATGGCAATAAGTAGAGTTACTTTTGGGGAATGGACTCCAGACCAGCCAGGATTAACAAACGGCTTGCAACGAGCAGACAATGTATTTGCTAAGGCCGTAGGCTATGGATCTATTAACGCAGCAGAGGATTATTCTGCGGCTGCATCAGAAAACCTAAACAATGTCGTGGCTGCTAGAACTACTACTACAGGCGTTACGGTAGTATTTGCTGGCGGTGCAACAAAGCTATTTAAGTTAGATACCAGCGATCTGTCTTTGGACAATGTTTCTAAGGCATCTCGCAGCATTACAACCGTAGCTAGAACAACCAATGTAGTAACAATTACTACATCTGCTGCTCATGGTTATTCTGTGGGCGATAGTGTTACGGTAGCGGCTGTTATAAATACGGATATAAACGGTACATTTACTATAACAGCCGTACCAACAACTACTACATTTACTTACACAGATGCAGGCACAAACATTGTAAGTGGCGCAGATACCGGCACAGTTACATTTCAATATGTAACACCAGATAATCAACGCTGGCGCTTTACTCAGTTTGGCAATGTGCTAGTTGCTGCAAACGGTGGAAATCGCTTGCAAGGCTACAATGTTAATAGTTCTACAAACTTTAGCGACTTAGCGGCAGATGCTCCGCAATCTCGTTATGTAACGGTAGTGCGTGATTTCGTGGTTTCGGGTTATGTAAACGATGCAACAATAAGACCAAATCGAGTGCAATGGTCGGCTTTGGGTGATGAGTCTAGTTGGACTAACTCAGCTACAACACAGGCTGATTTTCAAGATATTCCTGACGGTGGCGCAGTAGTTGGCTTGACTGGCGGTGAGTTTGGGTTAGTCTTTATGGATCGCTCCATTCACCGTATGTCGTATGTTGGTAGCCCATTGGTATTCCAGTTTGACAATATCAGCCGTAATCAGGGCTGTTATGAAGCTAATTCGATCATTCAGTACGGTGGCACATCGTTTTTCTTATCAGATAACGGGTTCTACGCTTGTAACGGACAGCAGATCATTCCTATCGGGAATGAGAAAGTAAACCGTTTCTTCTTTGATGATGTAGATGAGGGCTTGTTGCCTTTGATGTCTGCTGCCGTAGATCCAGCTAGAAAGCTGGTTATTTGGGCTTATGCTTCTACATCTTCTGCAACAGTAGATAAGTTATTGATTTTTAACTACGAGATTGGCAAGTGGACTAGCGGCACAACCACAGCCAGCCGTGTAGCTACATCGTCTACGCCTTCGTTCACACTAGAAGGATTGGATGTATTTGGTGATTTAGAGGATATACAAAGTAGCTTTGATAGCCGTATTTGGCTTGGTGGGAAGATGCAGTTTGCTGGAGTTAAAAATACTAAAATCGTTACATTTTCAGGCGAAAACAATACAGCCTACATTGAAACAGGCGATATTGAAGTGCCAGGCACAACATCAGCAATTACGATGGCTAAACCAATTGTAGATAATGGCTCTGGCAATGTGGCCTTAGTATCTCGCAGACTGTTAAACGAGCAAGTCGTATTTGGCGCTCAGTCAGTCGCAGACGCAGAAAACCGTGTAAGTATTCGTGGCGTAGGTCGCTACCATCGTCTACAATTAACACCTACAGGATTGTGGAAAACCGCAGTCGGAATGGACATTGATTTGAATGGTTTAGGAACTAGATAATGTTTAGACGATTACCTCCGTTTGGTGGAGATCAGCGAGCAGTCGCTGAAATCGTCAATGGCATTATGGATGGCAAAACCAATAATACCGGCTCTGTAACATTAGCTACAGGTGGTGCATCAACCACAACAATTACAGATGCTCGTATTGGCGTAGATTCTGTCATTTTGCTGATGCCTACAGACGATACATCTGCGGCAGCATATTACCCTTATTTGGCAGTTCAAGACGATACAGATCAAGCGGCAACAACGACAACAGCAGTTAATATTATGTCGTTTAGCACCACAGATTATGCGCTAGGCGCTAGTCTTGTAGATAACACCAAATTAAAAGTAGATTATTCTGGACTTTACAATATTCAATTTTCGGCTCAGTTTGTAAACACAACAAATGATCCTGAGTTTATTGATGTTTGGTTTGTAAAAAACGGCACTAATGTTACTGCGTCTAATAGCAAATTTGGAATATCACAAAGAAAAGGTGCTGGCAATCCAAGTCACATGATTGGCGCACTTAACTTTTTTATTGCATTGCAAAAAGATGATTATGTGCAGTTAGCTTGGCGGCCTAGTGAAATTGATGTCAGTATTGAGCATTTTGCCGCAGCATCAACCCCAACTAGACCGGCAACACCAAGCATCATTGCAACAGTAAGCTATTTGTCATCAAATGGATATACAAGCAATTTATTTACAGAGCCTTATATATCAGCAATAACTAACGGAAGTGCCACTATTAGCCATCCAGCTAATACGGTATCAGGCATGACCTATAAATATGTAATCGTAGGATAAAAGGAAAATATTATGGCCGTTCAATCAACTACATCGACCTCAAGCATTGACCCAGCGTTACTGCCATACCTTACACAAGGCTTGGAGAGGGCGCAGAGTTTATTCCTTACAGGACAACAGCCTGAGTTCTTTCCTGGACAAACCTATGTAAGCCCATCTGCCGCTACTACTGAGTCTATTGCACAGCAAGAAGCCATTGCTCGTCAGCAAAGCCCTGTACTGCAACAAGCGCAGCAGGCATTTCAAAGCTCATTAGGCGGCATTGGTCAAACTGCTGCTGGCGGATTTTTGAACGCTAACCCATATCAAGCACAGATGATCCAAGCGGCCACACGCCCACTAGAGCAACAGTTTAGCCAAGCAGTATTGCCAGGCATCTCTAGTCTGTATTCCAAATCAGGTCGTTTAGGCTCTGGCGCAATGGAAAGAGCATTGGGAACTGCCACAGAAGGCTATGGTCGTGCATTAGGCGATATTACTGCCAACATTGCAGGCACACAGTATCAGCAAGAGCGTGGACTCATGCAACAAGCACAACTAGGTCAAGCTGCATTGGCACAAGCCGCACCATCTATTTATGGTCAGCAATTCTTGCCATCGCAGGCATTGAGTCAAGTTGGGATGCAGCAAGAGGCTATTGCAGGCCTGCCTTTACAAGAGCAGATGGCTAGATTCCAATTCGGCCAACAATTGCCATACCAACAGTTACAAGGTTATCTGTCATCGGTTTATGGATCGCCAATGGGGAGCTACGGTACACAGACTACTCAGCAGCCCTTGTATCAAAATAGAACAACTGGAGCATTAAGTGGCGCATTGGCTGGCGGCTTAGGCGGATATGCTTTAGGTCAAGCCTTTCCATCAATCGGTGGCACACTAGGATCAAGTTACGCAGCTCCCTTGATTGGCGCTGTTGGCGGTGGTTTATTAGGCGGCCTCTTTTGATAGTTGAAGAACTATCCCTTAGCCGTTTAGAGGAGTTTTTAGAAATAGTTACCAAAATGGTAACTGAGGCAGAGTTTTCTTATGCAAAGTTAGAAAAGCACAAAATATTGCAACTATATAAGAACCCAAATGCCACAGCATTTTTAGCAATAGAAGATGACAAAATTGTAGGTTTTGTAGCGGCTCTTTTGCATGAATATTTTTTCAGCAATAGAAAAAGGGTTAGCGACTTAGGCCTTTATGTTCTTCCAGAATATAGGGGTAGTAGAGCAGCGCTGAAACTTGTAAAATCATTAGAAACATGGGCTACAGAAATTGGTGCAGACGATTTGCATTTAGGACAAACAACAGCAGTAGAGATTGATAAAACCAGACAGTTTTATGAAAGATTAGGTTATAAAACTGTTGGCTTTAATACAGTCAAACATTTAAGGAATTAAATATGTGTGGTGGCCCAGTTGGAGATGTATTAGACACAACATCTAGCGTATTAGGCACAGATGGTGGTGGCGGTGGAATTGTAGGCGCTATAGAGGATGTTGGTCAATCTGTAGGTAGCGGATTAGCAGCCATTGATCCTGGCCCTGCTATTGGTAGCGGATTGGCTGATGTAGATGAGTTTGTGAACGATGAAATCCCTGGTGGCTGGGCAACCGTAGGTGCTGCGGCTGTTGCGGCTGCAACAGGATATGTTGATCCATCTTTGCTTGCTGCTGAAGCTGGTGCTGGAACGGCTGGCGCTGCTGGTGGTACTGCTGCCGGAACAGGAATTACTGGAGGCGTTGGTGGCGCTACTGGGATATTGGGCGGAGGTAGCGTTGGAACAGGCCTTAGCGCTGGATCTGCCGCAGGAATAGCAGGAACGCAGGCTGCCGCAGGATTAGGAATTGCTGGCGGATCAGCATTGGCTGGCGGCTTAGGAGCAACTGGCGCTGGACTAAGCGGAGTTGGTAGTTTAAGCCCAGCATTACCTGCTACTGGGGGCGTAGGTGGCGCTGGGGCAATGTCAGCACAACTTGCTCCTGGAACAATATTGGGAACTGGATTGCCTGGCGGTGGCGCTATTGGGTCTAGTTATATGTTAGGCACAAACGGATTGCCAGCCTTAAACGCAGCCGGACAGTTAATCCCAGCAAGTTCTGTTAGTTTTGGCGGGCAGGCTGCTGCTCCTGTTGCTAGTTTAAGCGTAAATGATGCTTTAAATGCAGCACGATTAGGCAAAGGTTTATTAACTGAATCTCCAGCTACCCCAGCAGGAGCAACTGCACAATTTAGAGGTAGCACAATACCGCAAGGTGGAGTCGATTACTCTGGAATACTTAATTTATTGCAAGCAAGATCGCCTCAACGCAATATCTATTCTTTATTAGGATAAAACAATGGCACAAGACTTTATCTCCGCTTTATTTGGCGCACCACCGGATTACTCTAGCGCAATGTCACCTACTCAAATGAATACAATGCAACAAAATGCGTTGGCACAAGGTGGCATTGGTGCGTTAATTGCTTTGCTAGGCGCATCAGGACAAACTGCTCGCCCAATCAGCACACAGCAGGCTTTAGCAGGCGCATTAGGCGCAGGATTTGGCGGCTATCAGCAGTCGTTTGACACTACGCTAAAGCAGATGTTAGCAGCGCAACAGTTAGGCGAATATAGGCGTAAACAAGAGCGTCAAACTGCTTTTGAGCAGGCTATGGCTAGCGCAACAACCATGCAGCCACAAGCTATTCCTATGGCTACTGGAGCTGGATCACAGTTAGACTTGCTTTCTCGCCCTGAGTTTGGTGGCGATATGGCTGCCGCAGAAACGGTAAGCGCATTGCGTGGAAACTTGCCAACAGCAAAAACGGTAGATTTTAATAAATTAGTGCAGGCTATCTCCATTGTTGATCCTGTAGAGGCCGCTAAGTTAATGGTTAAAACAGATGCTCGCCCAGAAGGATTAAAGGTTTTTGAGGCTTTCCAAAATATGACGCCAGAGCAACAGGCTGCATTTAAACAGTTCAAGCAATTATCTACTCCATCCACAACAAATGTAGTCAATTTAAGCGAAAAAGGTTTAAATGAAATAGATAAAGATCGGGTAGGAGAATTCTCATCTGCCGCATCATCAGCAAGAACTTTTGCACAAAACGCAGGAGCAGTAAATCTTTTGTTAAAAGGTAAAAGCGGTGGTGAGGTAGTTAAAATTGGTACAGAACTAGCTAAAAACTTAGGCTTTTCAAATGAGCAAGTTACAGCAAATGATTTGGCAAACTCCCTTGCTGTGCGTGGTGCGGTTGGTGTAAGGCAGCCAGGATCAGGTTCGACATCAGATATTGAATTTAAAGCATACCTAAGCGCTTTCCCATCGTTATCAAACAGCGAACAAGGTCGAGAACTAATGGTAATTGGCGCAGAAGCGTTTGCAAAACGAAATGCTTTATTGTCTGATAAAGCCCGTGAGCTGTATAAAGCTGGCAAATATTCTGATGTTGCAATTGCTGAATACGACAACTCGCTTGGCCCAGTAATTGACCAAAAAAAGATTGAGGAAGTAGCAAAATCATCTGGTGCTGGTAAGCCTAGTATAGCTAAACCTTTACGCAGAACTTTCTAATAGGAATAGACATGGCTGAACGGAAAGTAGTAAAACTAACGGATGGTACTGAGGCTGATTTTGCTATTGGTACATCGTTAGCCGACATTGATAAAAGATTATCCTCAGAAGGGCTAAAGCGTGATACAAGCGTAAAACCGTTTGCAGATCGTGGTGTTGTTGATACTACAATGGCAAAAATTAACCTTCCTATTGTGCAAGGCGCATCTGCACTTTTAGGCTTGCCAGGCATGGTCATGGAAGGCGTACAGTCTGGCGCAGAACTAATTGGTCGGGGATTAGGTTATACGCCTGAGCAGGTTGCTGCTGGTAGACCAGTAGTTTCAGCGCCTACCCCAGCAGACATTACTAGAGCAGTTGGCGAATATATCCCATTGCAACGGGCAGAATCAGGCGCAGGAAGGCTTGCTCAAACGGCTGTACGAAATATTGCATCAGCCCCCGTTCCAGGCGCAATGATTCCATCCTTGCTATCTGCTGGCGGTGAAGAAGCGCTTGCTATTCCGTTTCAAGGTACACCTTTAGAGCCATATGCTCGTGCTTTTGGTAGTATTGCCGCACCTGTGGCTTTTGCACCGTTTGCTGTTAAATCGCCTTTAGAGCGTATGTATACCGAATCTACACAGAGAATGACTCCAGCACAGGTTCAAGAAGCATCAAGATTGCAGCAACAATCATTCCAATCGGGTATGCCAGTAACCTCGTTTGAGGCTATGCAACAAGCAGCAGGCGGCAGAACAACCCTTCCGGCATTACAGCGCCAAGTAGAGGGAGTTCCAGCATCAGCTCCACAGATGGCTGAGTTTATGGCAGAGCGTGGCGCAGCAACACAAAGAACACTACAAGAGCAGTTCCCACAGACAACTAGGGCGCAGCTTGGCACAGAGATGCAAAAGGCGGCACTAGCAGAGCAAGCAGCTTTAAATAAACAGTTAGCAAAAGAGGCTGGCCCAGCCTATGATGCTATTAAAGCTAAAAAAATTCCGATGTCTTGGATGACTAACTTAGAGCGTGAAAGTGCTGTTATTGCAGAAGCAAGTAAGGCGGTGGACA